GCTGCAACTAACATTGGAAATATTACATCTAGAAATTTAATTACAACAACAAGCACATCAGCACCAAGTTCAGGAACGGGATCAAACGGAGATTTTTATCTCATCCATGACGCATAATGGCTAGCGAATGGTATCTTAAAGTCAGCGGGGCTTGGAAACAAGTCAACGAAGCTTTTTTTAAAACAGGCGGAGCTTGGAAAGAAATTCAAGAAGGCTACATTAAAGTAGGCGGAGCTTGGAAACAATTCTATACTGCCTTTGTTGCTACTGCTTTTACCACACAAACTACTACAACAACAGTTACGGTGCCATCTGGAGCTAATGCCATTCATGTAAGACAAGCAGTCGGAGGTGGAGCGGCAGGTGTGAGCGGTGCAGAATATGATAAATCAGGTGGTGAGTCAGGTGGCACTGGTGGTGGATCAGGTGCGTACGTAGCAAATCAAGTATTTACCGTAGCTGAAGGTGAAACTTTAACACTTATTATAGGAACACCAGGCACAAATAGCACGCAAGGTTCTTATCCAAATTACAGCGCTGAAGGCGGTAATAATACACAACTATCAGGTTCATCGACGGGTACACTATTTACATTAGGTGGTGGAGGTGGCGGTGGATCATCTGGTGGTTCTTCACCTAATGGTAGTGTTAGAACTAATTCAGCTTCATCGGGTGGAGCAGTTTCAAATTTAGGTACTGTTTTAACATCAGGATCATTTAGAGAGTCTGACGGATCTACAGTTTCTATACCATCAGCATCAAGTTTAGTTGGTGGTGTTATAACATCATACAATCAATCAGGATCAGGAGTTGCAGGTGTGACAGGTTCAAACTGTGGTAGTGATAACTGTAATCAAGCGGGTGGTAATGGAGGTGCCTCATATAATGGCGCAGTATCTGGAGGCACTGGTAGATTTGGTAGCACAGGAGATGCTGGCTCACAAGGTTCAGGCGGCGGTGGAGGTGGTGCACAACCACAAACTGCAGGCGGTGCGGGCGGCACAGGAGAAATCGTTTACAGATTTTTACGTGTAAACTAATTAATGTTTCTCGACAATTATTATTACTATTTTAAAAAAGCTTTGACTCCAGAGTTTTGTGATAAAATTATTGAAACAGGTAAATCTAAAATAGTTGAAAAAGCAAAAATACTTGATGAAAATTTAAAAGCTAGAGACTCCTCTATAGCTTGGATGGAAGAAGATTGGCTTTACCAAAACATAGAGCCTTTTATACAAGAAGCAAATAAACAAGCGGGTTGGAATTTTGATTGGGTAGGATCTGAAAAATGTCAGTTCACTATTTACAAAGAAAATCAATATTATCATTGGCATCAAGATTCACATAATCAAATGATTGACGGAAACATAAGAAAATTATCTGTAACAGTTTCATTAGAAGATGGTGATGCATATGAAGGTGGTAATTTAGAATTTGATTTACGTAATCGTGATGATAGTAAATCACATATTTTATCTGCAACAGAGGCAAGAGCGAAAGGATCTATTATTGTTTTTCCCTCTTTTGTTTGGCACAGAGTAACACCAGTAACAAAAGGAACTCGATACTCCTTAGTAATATGGAGTGTGGGTCCGCCATTTAAATAAAGGAGATGAAATGTTAGAAGGCGATCTAAAAGATCATAATATTAGACTGTATTTAGGAATGCCTATGTACGGTGGTATGTTGGGTGAGAACACCTTACATGGAGTCTTGGGCCTACAATCATGGACCAAGGACCAAGGCGTCGGTATGAAATTACAAACAATGGGTAATGAATCTCTTATTACGAGAGCAAGAAATACAATTGTGTCCATGTTTCTAGATGATCAAAATTATGTAGGTACACATTTATTATTTATTGATGCAGATATAGGCTTTCAACCTCAAAATATTGAAAGATTAATTAGAGCAGATAAAGATATTGCTTGTGGTATTTACCCACGTAAATGCATTCATTGGAATCAAGTTATTGATGCTGTTAAAAAAAATCCAAATATCACGGAGGATCAAATATCCTACAAAGGTCTTGGCTACAATCTTAACTTTGAAGACCCTCAAAACATACAATTAATAGGTGGTTTTGTAGAGGTCATGGAAGCAGCCACAGGTATGATGTTAATTAAACGTGAAGTTTTTAATAAAATGAAAAAAGCATATCCAGAAAGAAAGTATAACTCTGATCAAATTGTTAATGGAGCTAAATATAAATCTGATAATTGCTACGATTTATTTGGTGTTGGTAAGATTGACTGGGACGAAGAAGAACGATATTTAAGTGAGGACTATTATTTTAGTAGATTATGGTCTAAGATAGGTGGTAAAATATATGCAGATGTGGCGTCACCTTTGGTGCATCAGGGAAATATGCACTTTAAGGGCCATGTAGGAACAATATTTAGTATAGCTGATGACACTGACAAAACTACAACTAAAACCGGGGATACAAAAACAGACCAGTGATTTAGGCGCTGGCGGTGGTTATACTGATTGTGATAATATAAGATTTAGATACGGATTACCTGAAAAAATTGGTGGTTGGACAAAGACAACTGATAATACATTAATTGGTGTTGTCAGAGACGCTCATCATTGGGTTGCCTTAGATGGCACAAGATTAGCCGCCTTAGGTACAAACAAAAAGCTTTATATTTATGCTAATAGTTTGTTGTATGATATTACTCCGTTAAGACAAACAAATAGCTCTGTTAGTAATATATTTACCACGGCCAACGGAACAAATGTTGTTACTGTAAATATAACAGGACATAACGCTAACGAAGGAGATATTGTTAATTTTTCTGGCACAACAGGATTATCAGGCACGAGTTTTACAGCAAGTGACTTTGATAATAATTTTGAAATTCAATCTATAACAAGTGCCAATGCTTTTACGATACAGATGGCTGCCAATGAAACTACAGGTTCAGCCACTACAGGCACAGCTACAGCAAAATTTGATTTAAGTATAGGACCAGCCTCATCTACTTTTGGATATGGTTGGGGTACATCCACATGGAACACAGGCACATGGGGTACAGCAAGAACTTCTTCTTCCGTTACACTTGATGGTAGAGATTGGTCATTAGATAATTTTGGTGAGATATTAATTGCAACTGTTTTAGATGGTTCTACTTTTCAATGGTCTCCCACCACTGATGGTTTAACAGGTAGAGCAAGTGCAGTCACAAACGCACCAACAACCAGTAGATTTTCTTTAGTATCTACACCAGATCGACATCTCATATTATTTGGCACAGAAAAAACAGTAGGATCAGGAACTACTCAAGATCCTTTGCTTTTACGTTTTTCTTCACAAGAAGATATTAATACCTATCAACCTGCAGCTACAAACACAGCAGGATCATTACGAGTACAAGACGGTTCTACAATTGTTGGCGCAGACAAAGCTCGTGGTCAAATCTTAGTTTGGACAGATACGTCTTTACATGGACTACAATTTATTGGTCCACCTTTTACTTTTGGTCTTAATCAACTAGGAAGAAATTGTGGACTGCTTGGGCAACACGCAGGTGTTGTTGTTCGTGACGTAGCGTATTGGATGGGTCAGAATGCTTTCTTCGTATTTGATGGTACTGTAAAAAAATTACCTTGCACTGTTGATGATTTTGTTTTTGAAAACATTGATTTGACACAAACTGATCAAATCTTTGCCGGTGTCAATACAGAATTTGCAGAGATTATATGGTTCTATGTAACCAATCCTGATAATGCAATAAATCCACAGATTAACAAATGTGTTGTTTATAATTATTTAGAACAAACATGGGCTGTCGGCACATTAAACAGAACATCATGGGTTGATCGTGGTGTATTTGATAATCCACTTGCAACAGAATTCTTAACTGACACAACTGCCAATGCAACACCAACTGTATTAGGTTTATCAAATGGTGTTTCAAAATATTATGAACATGAATCAGGTTTTGATGCTGATGGTTCTGCAATGCAATCTTTTGTACAATCTGGTGATTTTAACATTGACGAAGGTGGTGAACAAGTTATGCGTATCGCAAGATTTGTACCAGATTTCAGAGATCAATCAGGTAATCTAACAGTCACATGGAGTTTCAAAAATTATCCCTATGGTGATGTAATCAGTCAAACAGCATCCACAGTTGCTACCACAGATACGAAAAAAGATATCAGAGGTAGAGGAAGACAAGCTAATTTTAAAATAGAATCAAACGTTGCAAACGGTA